CCTTCTGTTTTAACTGGTATAAAAATATCATGGCTTACATCCATCATATTTTTTCTAATATCTAACTGACCAGTTTCTGGGTCAATAATTGGAGTTCTTTTGAATGTGTTAGCAATTTCCTGTACATAGGCTGGAATATCACCATCATCAATATTACCAACAAATATTTTAAATACTCTTCGCTCGATACTTCTCTCTAATCTATAAATTAACATCATATCTTCCATCATTGATAAAATTCTGAAATGTCTTCTGGCTTTACTTAAATAACTTGTACCGTATGGTAAAAACGATGAATCTGTTAATAATCTAAAGTGTGCAATCTGCCAATTTTTAAATGGCATACCAACATTTTGACCAATCCAAACGAATTCAGTATCCCTATTTCTTTGAAAATCAGTTGGCACTACAACATAAGGATTGTAAACACCATTTTCTACTCTCTCAATTTCATATACTGGCATTTGTCTTGCACCGATAATACCATTTTCGTCAGTAATGTTTAACATAACAAAAGCATTACCGTATTTACACATTGAACGAGTCCACATTGGTAAGTTTATGTGAATATCTAGCCTATTAACAAATAAATCATCTAATAATTTTTTAATCCTATCAGATTTTGATGTTATATTTAGTATTTGTCCTTTCATATTAGTTACGGTAGCCTCTTCCGATACTAAATCCAAAGCAGCGCCAATTTCTGGGTACGAATCCATCACGTCAGCATCTCGATACATTAATTTTAAGTTGTTTGTAACTAAATTAGTTGTTTGACTTAGATTTAACCCAGCACTAACCCATTGGTTGGCTAAATATTTTTCCTGTCTGATTTGAGTTTTTGTTTTTTCAAATTCAGCTTTGTCTTTTGTTTTGTAAATCGTATCGTTATTAGTTATTGTATAGGAATGTATTTTTTTCTGTTGTTTTTCGACATTTTTATCAAAGCCGTACAGTAATGCGTTACCAAGGTTTTGAAATATCGTTCTTTTTTCTTCAGCCATATTATTTTAATTTATTTTAATTATAGAGCAATTTTTTATTTATTAAACAGTTATCTTCTTATGAATTGATTCATTTGCATGTTCAAATACTTGTTCAGCATTTTGTTCGTATCATTAGGGTCTGTTTGTTGCATTTGTTTCATATCTATCATACTACTTGTATAAAAAGGTAATGGGGTTTTTTTTAGCTTATCACTAAATATTATTTCACCAATAACACCATTTACCGCTTGTTGTGCACCAATCATACTTTTCAGCATAGCAATATTTTTTTCTTTAACTCTTTCTAATCTTTTGATTGTAAACTGATAAATAAATAATCCCATAGCCATAGATGTGATTGTATCATCATGGAAACTACTTTGATGGTCTGGTCTACCATTTTTCCAGATAAACGTATCCAATTCAGCAGTGAATCTTTTGGACCTAGGTCTTATTTCGTTAAATCTTAACATTTTTTCAAGATTCATTATCATTTGTTGTCTTAAATATCCAGCTCTAAAACCAGGAATTCTTTTTTCATCATTAACTTGTGTTAACTTTGGATTTTCACTGGTGATATTTTTAAGATTGGCATCGTCATAATATATATTAGGGTAACCAAGAGATTGCATTGTTAAAGCACATGCATCTCCAGATGAGCCAACACAATCAATAACCGCAAGTGCGTTTCCGTAAGCTCTACCATACTGGTCCGCTAGTACTCCAAGTATATCTCCTTGTAATTTACCTTGATATTCAAATACTTGCTCAATACATGGCAGACCATCATCATCAATAGCATCAATATCTAAAATATGAATAACAGATGAGTCATCACCAGACCCAGTTGAAACATCAATAGGCATTAAATATCTATGACCCTCAATAGGTTCGCTGAATATCCAAGCTTCTTCATAAAAATTATCTATATACAAATGTTCTTTGTTATTTATTTTTTTATGAAACTCAATAACGTCAATATCGACCACAGTACCAGCTGAACCTAAGAATGATACGTCTAACTCCTGCGCTATCTTCTGTCTATCTTGGTTAAACGTATTACACATTTTAACATACCATGGTGATGAAGGCTTGTATCCTTGTGATTCCATAGACTCCCAATGCTCAGGATTATATTCAATTGAACCATCTTTTGATATAACATCCTCAATAACAATATCTACCTTACCAGTTTCCTTGTTTAATTTTTCCCATTTTAAATTTTTATTGTAACGTGGGTCTTGAAACCATTTTAACTCAACTAAATGAAAATCGTTTTCTTCTTTCTTGGCTTTGTTATATATATCATAATATAGCTCATCCTTACCATTTGGAGTTGAAATCATAACGATTCTACCACCAGTAGCTGTTGTTGCAGCAGCTTGTGAGTATACTGTTTTACCTTTTTCAATAAATGCAGCCTCATCAAAAATTAACCATGATACAGCTGATACCCCACGGGCAGCATTTTCTCCAGATGAAACTGCAACAACCTTACAACCATTGAACAATTCAATTTGTGTTTGATTTGCTAATTTGTAAATTGTTTTTGCTTCTTTTTCTGGTGTTCCATAGTAATCACTACCCCAGAACCATCTTGGTATTTGGTCTAAGAATTCTTTGATTTTCTTTAAATCTAATTTTGACAAATCCAGTCTATTGGCTACGATTAAAACTGTTTCTGGTTTTCCTTTTTGAGCTAATGCAATCTCACATGCAATGAAAGCGGATGTTGTTGTTGATATACCAGCCTGACGTGGTTTTGTCGTTATATTTCTTGGATATTTACCGAATGCTGTAACTAATTCTTTTTGTTTTGGGAATAATTTGAAGGCAACGGTATTATTTTGTGTGGCATCGAAAGTTGATAGATAATTCTCAATCATGTAGATTCTAGATTTATCAGCATAACATTTTTTATATTCTGATAATATTTGTTGTGATGTTAACATAATTTTTGTAACTTATTTGTGTATAAATATGTAGACTATCAAAAATTAATCTAATTTTTAATAAAAAAAGTTTTTTAAGGTATTTATATAATAAAAATAGTATTATGAAATTAGATGCAGAGGTAAAATCGCTATTTAAAAAAGTTAGAGTTAAGCTTGGTGCTGGTATTAGAAATGTACAGTTAGATGACGACCAATTATACGAATTATTCGAAATGTGTGTCGAAGATTACGCTAAACTTGTACAAAATTGGCTTATTGAAACTCAATGGACATCAATATATGGTAAAGATGTAACAACAACAGATATGGCTTTTGCTATGTCTGTCAGAACTTTTGACTATTTGAAAGATTATTCATATTGGTTTTCTAAAGAAGTTGGTTTACAACAAAGAGGTCCTTGGGAATTGAAAAAAGATTTCATAACAGTCGAGATGGGTAAACAAAGTTATATTGTTCCAGCTGGAAGGGAAATTAATAAGGTTTTACACATGACACCACCAACAACACAAACAGCTGTAATGGCTAGTTATGGTGGGGTTGATGTAGGTATGGGAATGAGTGGCATGGCTCAAATGGGTGGCGGAATGGGCGGTACAGCTGGTTTCATGGGTGGATATTTTATTGCACCAGCATATGATACGATGTTGTTAGCATCTGATTTACAAATGAAACAAAGGTTACTTAGAGGAGATTTAGTTTATAAAGTAACTGGTGGACCTGATGGAACTAAAATTATACATTTATTATCAACTCCAGGTTCTAAGATGTCATTTTCATACCCTTATGGAACTAATGGCTCCATATTTGGTGTAGCTGGTAGTCATATTTGGTATACATACTATGATGTAAATGGAAAAGATGCTGCAAAATGTAGAAAAATGAATCCAGATATATTATTAACACCTGACCAAGTTCCACTTGACAAAATGGAATATAGTTTAATGAATGAACCAACAAAAGTAACAATCCGTCAATTATTAATTGCAGAGGCTAAAATTTTATTAGGTAATATTCGTGGTTATGCAAGCGGTAAAATTAGTATACCTGATGGTGAAATGACTTTAGATTACGCAATGTTACATGAACAAGGTAAGGCTGAAAGGGATGAAGCTATTAAAGAATTAATGGAACGTTTATCTAGAATGACACCAGAGGCTCAATTGGCATCAATGGCTAAAATGGCTCAATCAATGAATGAAATAAAAAAAATGCAACCAGTACCAGGTTGGGTTATAGCGTAAAACAAATAAGGCTGCAATTATGCAGCCTTTTTTTTTCATTTATCATCTTCTTTTTTAATTACTTTATTAATCATTAGTTGTTTCTTTATAATTGTACTCCAAACTCTCTCAGATATAGTATCGTTAAATAATTGAACATACGCATAAACATCTTTTGTTTGCGTTAAACGATGTAATCTATCAATTAGCTGAATTAAATCACCTGGAACATATGGTATTGAGTTGACAATCATCTTACTTGCTGCTGTTAAATTTAATCCAACACCACTAGCCAGTATATTACCAATAAATACAGTCGTTTTAGGGTCTGTCATAAACTTTTTTTCGGCTGCATCTTTTTGTTTGGTGCTCATGGAACCGTTATAAACAACACATTTGTCACTGTAGTATTCTTTAAATTTGTCAATTTCATTATTAAACGCACATCCTATAAATATTTTCTCACCATCTTCTAATATTTCATTTGCAAGTTCAATTGTCCTTGAAATCATAAATTCAGAAACTTTCATTCTTAATAAGATACCTTCAGTTAGGTCTTTGTTTAAATTAGTTTTTCCAATGTTAAATTGAGCTTGTTCGTATTCAGCCCATGTACTATCGTATTGCTTTTTTTCTTCATCTGTTAAATCATAATATCTATCAATAACATTTCTGTTAACCATACCAGGAATATCGTCTTTAATTCTCCTTATATAAGTATTTTTAACTTTTTCTTTTAATTCTTCTAAATTTGACGACCCACTGGTTATCCATATTGGTTTTCCAGTCTTTCGTGGTGTTATTTGTTTGCCATCGCAATAAGTTCTAACGTAATATTCCCAATTTTTAGATAATTCATGACCTATTAAGGTTAAAATGTTTAAAAAATTCAATGGTTTATTAGTAATAGGCGTACCAGTCATTAAGTATATATCTTTAATCTCTGATTTTTCAATGAAATCTTCAATTATTTGATACCTGTTAGATGTGTTATTAGATAATTTATGCGCCTCATCTATAATAATTAAATCAAAATTTTCAAGAAGTAGTTTGGATTCAAGCCTCGCCTTCTCTTTTACCTCTTTTTTCCTAGATTTAACTATTTTTTCGATGGTGATTATGCCTTTTTCAGTCTCTTTTGTCTCAAATATTGTTTCAGTTGGTATTTTATAAAATCTATTTACAATATCATAGTTAATTATTGTATATTTTTTACCATAAACCCAATTATCACCATTTACTATTCCAATTTCATCATCACTAACAAATGTTTTTAACTCTCTTTTCCAATTGCTTTTCAAACTTGCTGGTGAAATGATTAATATTTTCTTAAAACGTCCTTCCAATGATGCGGTTATCACCGATAAGGTCTTACCCAACCCTGGCTGGTCGGCAATTATAATTTTATGCCTAGATAGCAAGAATTTTACAGCCGATTTTTGGTGTTCATATAAAGATTTACCATAATTTGCAAGTATTTCATCGTATTTATCAAAATTAATATCTAAATCATTGTAATCTGATATCCTAAAGTCATCTAATAAATCTTTTTTTGTGATAAAACACATAACTGGTTTATCCTGACTTTTCCTATACCTAACATATGCATGAAAAGTACTATCTGTCTCGCCTAATAAGTCTACTATTTGTAATTTTTCTGGGACAAACTCGGTTTGCCACTTCTCTTTACACTTTTCACCAAAAAATTTTGTTATTTTAACAACCTTGTTTATTCTTTGTGGCTGAAAATTGTGATTTTTTAACACATATTCTAATTCTAAGTCGTTCAATATCTTGTCTTTCTTATCAAAGATATGATATTTTAATGTTTTTATATATGGGTTTATACCATCATACTTTTCTATGATGTCATAAGCCTCTTTTGTCTTTTTTAGTGATACTTTCATAAGCATGATTTAAACAAATGTACTAATTTTTTATTTAAAAAACAAGCAGTTAGCGTATTTTTTTTATTATTGTAACTTTATTTAAAAATTGAATGGTATTTTATGTTCGAAATCATATTTATATATAAATATTATACATATATGGCTAGAAAATCTAAAATAGTAAGAAATACGGTTTTTTATTCTGAGAACGATTATAATTTTGAAACACAAATAGGTTTGGATTATATTAGTCAGGATATGAACCAATCGGTGTTCGTTTTTCAAGTTGACAGGGATAAAACTGAAGTTTTAGATTTATATGGCGAAAGTGTTGGCGAGAATTCTATATCTTATAAGGAGCCAGTTGAAATTAATGTTATTTTTAAATTGGATGCCGCAACAAATAAGTCATATGATAAATCACAAAACTTAGCTAGGTACTTACAAGTTGGTAATTTAACATTTCATGTATATGAAAAGACTTTAAAGGACAATAAAATTGACATATCTTATGGCGATTATATTGGAATTCAAATAACCCCAGACC